AACGACAGCCTATGTACTGAGATAGTAGTATGGCAGATCAACTTGTCTCAAACGGCCACAACAGATAACGGAGGGTGGGCCGTAAACCCTAACGTTGCGGCTCAGACACAGAGCTACCCCGACGTAGACCTTTCAAATAACACAGCTATATACTGTGCTCCTCCCGCGTGTGATACCGTGTATGTAGATGTCGAGGTTATTGAATACCTTACTGATACCCTAGTAGAGTATGTAGATGTTGAGTGGGTGACGATTGACACTTTTTATATTACGCAAACGGACACATTAATAGAGTATGTCCAATTACCATCAGATACTGTACAGGTAATCGAATATGTAGACATAATAGAGTACCTCTATGATACTATTATACTAATAGAAACAGACACTCTTGTTGAGTTTGAGTACATCTACTTAACCGATACTATGTATGTGGAGACAGTTGTGTATGAATACCTCTACGTTTATAATACAGACACTATAACTGAATTTGTTGCTGAGTCTGTATATATTGATTGCACCACAGGCGAAGAATGTGACCAAGTGTTTTCATGTGACGAGACCTCAATTTTTGCGCCAAATGCCGTTACCCCAAACGGGGATGGTTGGAATGATACGTGGATGGTGATCGCAGATGGGGGGTGTTGGGGTCAGTGGGAAACACGAATTTATAATAGGTGGGGAGGGTTAGTATGGATAAGCGCCTCGTCTCTAGATGAGTGGGATGCAGACGTTGCTACAGGGGTATACGTATATACCGTAACAGCCCATAGTGCCGTAAACGCAAATGTTTTTGAGTTTAATGGAACGATAACCGTGCTATACTGACTCTATGGAATTAAAAAAAAGGGACTATAAAAAAGAATACAGAAAATTCCAATCTTCTCCCACCCAGAAAAAAAACCGAGCTGGAAGAAACCTTCGTAGAAGGAGATTTCTTAAGATGGGTTTAGTTAAGAAGGGGGACGGGATGGATATACACCACAAGGGGAGTAGAGTCAAGGTAATGAAGGCGTCTAAAAACAGAGGCATAGCAGAGAAGTCAAGACTAAAAGGATCTAAACGTAAAAAAATTAAATAAAATGGCAGAGTATAAATGTGAGTGTAAAGACGAAATTATAGATAAGTCGGGTATTACAATAAAGTATATAGAGGGGGAGGGAGTAATACATGACATTAAGTGTGAGGACTGTGACAAGTACATGGAGCTGGCGAACCCTAAGTCTGGGGCCCCTGGATTTAGATCCAATAGATATGGACAAACATTTTGAACGTCCTCTTAGATGTTGAAGAATATGATACCCCCGCTGTTAAAATTTGTCCCAACGGTACGGAGGGTGAAATTGTCGAACTCGGTGGGTTACTCATTTGCCTTCCTAAAAGGCCGCCGAAGAAAGACATTCTCGGATATAAAAAATCAAACGCTCTGCAAGTGTGGCGAAGGATACCTTTGCAGAAGGAGCTGTCTCGTATTCGCTCTATGGATGAGTGGGAGGAGATGCCAAGGGAGTTTAGATCGAGGTTTCGTCCATATATCGAGGAAGAGTTTCGGCGTAGGCGTGAGGGCTTTTGGTTTTATAATAACAACACAGCTACATATATTACGGGGAGGCACTACATGATGCTACAATGGACTAAGCTTGATATAGGCTATCCATTTTTCTTAAATTTTCAAAGAGATATATTCTTACATATGGCGGCCTGTGAGATAGACCCTAGATGTATAGGCCAGCTATACACTAAGTGTCGTCGTAGCGGATACACTAATATATGTTCAGCCGTGCTTGTAGACGAAGCAACACAGGTAAAGGATAAGCTTATGGGGATACAGTCTAAGACTGGTAAGGATGCCCAAGAAAATATTTTTATGAAAAAGGTGGTTTATATGTTTAGAAACTACCCATTTTTCTTTAAACCTATTCAGGACGGAACCACTAACCCGCGTATGGAGCTAGCTTTTCGGGAACCGTCAAAAAGAATAACCAAGAAAAACAAAACCTCTCAAATGGGGGAGGCCTTGAATACGGTTATTAATTGGAAAAACACAACTAACAATGCATATGACGGTGAAAAATTACACCTGTTATATTTAGACGAAGCAGGAAAATGGGAAAGACCTACAGACATAAGGGACGCTTGGAGGATTCAAAGGACGTGTTTGATCGTCGGAAGGAAAATCGTGGGAAAAGCATTAGTCGGAAGCACAGTAAATCCGATGGACAAAGGAGGGAAGCAGTACAAAGATCTATGGAAGGATTCGGATCCTCTGGAGAGGAACGCAAATGGTAGGACCGTAAGCGGACTGTATAGGCTGTTTATACCTGCCCAAGAATCTTTAGAAGGGTTTTTTGATATTCACGGCCTCCCAGTTGTGGACACTCCCGACGCCCCAATAGAGGGTGTAGACGGGGACGATGTAATCATAGGATCCAAAAGGTACCTTAAAAATGAGAGGGAGGCTCTAAAGCATGACCCTTCTGAGCTGAATGAGGTAACAAGGCAGTTTCCTTTTACTGAGGACGAAGCCTTTAGGGATAGTATTGAGGGTAGTCTATTTAATATCGGTAAGATATACCAGCAAATAGAATATAACGATGAGCTCTTTCCTAATCCTGTAATTAAAGGTAACTTTATATGGAAGGAGAAGGACAAGGAGGTTGTGTTTAGCCCCGACGTTAATGGTAGGTTTAGGGTTGCATGGATGCCCCCTAACGAACAACGTAACGTTATAAAGAACGACAGAGGTAAGAAAATAGCCCCATTTGCGGACAGGGGTTGTGGGGGAGTTGACTCCTATGATCTTGACGCCACCCTAGACGGGAGAGGCTCAAAAGGTGCTCTACATCTCTACAATAAGTTTCATATAGAGAACCCATCTAATATGTTCGTTATAGAGTACGCCTCACGTCCAGACCTTGCTAAGATATTTTACGAGGACGTTTTAATGGCGGCCTTTTTTTACGGGTACCCCCTTCTTGTGGAGAACAACAAATATGGTATCGTAAGGTACTTTGAATCAAGGGGTTACGATGGGTATCTAATGGATAGGCCAGAGCATCTTAAGGGGTCTTCTGCGACGGTAAAAGTAAAGACCAAGGGTATCCCCTCAAACTCTCAGGACGTAATCCAGGCTCACGCCCACTCTATTGAGGCCTATATACACGATCATGTAGGTATCAATTACGACTCAGGAGATATGGGTAAGATGTATTTCAACAATACAATGGAGGACTGGATAGGATTTAAAATAGATAAAAGAACAAAATTTGACTTAACGATTAGCTCGGGGTTAGCGCTTTTGGCGGCACAGAAATCTAAGCCTAAAGTTGTAACTGATTTTACTGAACGCAAGTTCTTTAGAAGATATCAAGTAATCGGTTGATTCACTATATTTGCATAATATGAACGACGACGTAAACAAAAAGGGCGGCTTCCCCGACCCATTAGCACCACAGCAGATAAAAGAGTCCGATTCATATGGGCTCCAGTACGCGAAGGCTATTTATTCCCAGTGGGGAAAAATGAACGAGAGTTCGTCCTTGCTGGGGAAAAGAAATAAAATATTCGAAAGGAATAGAGATTATGCTAATGGCACCCAGGACACGAGTATATATAAGCAATTACTTAACTCTCTATCCCCAAATAAGGGCGATGGGAGCCTCCTTAATTTGGACTATACCCCCGTACCTATTTTACCCAAGTTTGTAAAAATTGTTGTAAATAAGATACTTTCCAGGGACCCCTACCCAAATCTAGAGTCTATAGACCCCCTATCTTCTTCTGAAAAGAATAAGAAAAAGGATAAGATAAAAATGCAGGTAGAGGCGAAGGAACTGCTTCGGTCGCTGAAAGAAAAAACAGGTGTTGTTTTAGATATGGACCCTGACGCAATCCCCGACACTCTAGAGGAGGCGGAAATCTTTATGGATACAAACATAAAAACCGACGCAGAGATAGCGGCGCAGATTGGGACAAACATGACCTTGGCCTGGAGCAACTTCTCAGACACAACGTACAGGAGAGCCGTTAACGACCTTGTTGCGCTTGGGATGTCTGTTGTTAAAAGAAAGAACGATCCAAATAAGGGTATAGCTCTTGAGTATGTGGACCCTATATCTTTTGTGCATAGCCATACCGACGACCCTAATTTTGAAGACGTAGTATATGCTGGCGATGTCAAACGTATGCCAATACAGGAATTAAAAAGACTGTCAGGAGGTCAGTTTACTGAAGAGCAGTTTAAAAAGATAGCTGAAAAATCTAAGAACAATCAAGGGAACAATTCGGGAAACCTTACCAAATCCCACTACGACGATCGTTTGCAAAAGACTAGCTACGGGTACGACGAGTACATGGTCGATGTATTAGACTTTGAGTTTGTGTCTGTAGACTCTATGCACTTTGAGGAAAAGGAAAGCCAGCACGGAAATAAAGGATTTTATTACAAAGGGTTTGAATATAAAGACAAACCAGGCAGTGTGTTTGAACGAACACCGCATAAGATGGAGATGGCCATTGTCTATGGGGGTAGCTATATTTTAGGGACGGATCATATATTCGGATACGGCAGACAGAAGAACGTACCAAAAAACATTCACGACATATCAAAGGCTAGACTGT